ACGGGGTATTTTTCAGGGAAGATATTAAAAATTATGACGATAATTTAACTTGGTGGGAGTTGAAATATTCCAAAGGAGTCACCTTTACTCCTGTCACTGGTTTTATTACTCATTATTATAAATATAAGAGGCCGGACTCTTTGTTGGTTAATTTATCAAGCGAAGACGCAGAAATCATGACTCAATTATGGACATTAAAAACAGATATACGCCCAATTCCAGGCTATCCAGCTAACTAATCGGGCAATCCTGCCGGTTAATTATAAATATACGAATTATATTGGTCGTTTTTCCGTCTATACTGTGTAAGATTATACGAATATGGCTGCAAAAAGAAAACCAACGCCTCAAGCTCTACAGAATAAGCCCCTTATGGCTTCCTACGAGAACCAGACTTTTGCCGCCGCTGCGACTAGAACTAGATCTAATCGCGCAGCTTCTATAGAAAGGACAAAAAGGTTTGCAAATATTGATGATGGGCTAATCCCATTCAAATATACGTCTGGTAAATATAACACTAATAGCACCTTAGATATTAAAGACGCTATTGTTCTGTGTCAGAAAGCCTACTATAATTTTGCCATATTTAGAAATACGATTGACCTAATGACAGAGTTCTCTTGTAGTCCAATCTATTTCTCCGGAGGGAATAAGAAATCTAGAGACTTCTTTCAAGCCTTTTTTAGGAAGATAAACATTTCAGCACTACAAGATAAGTTCTTTAGAGAGTATTATAGATCCGGAAACATTTACGTTTATAGATTTTTCTCGAAACTTAATAAATCTGACCTACTTAAAATAAACCAAACTTATGCTGATTTAATTTCCGAACAGGGAGACAACAAAGTCCCCTCAAGATATATTATTCTAAACCCTGCCGACATCTTAATGAACGGTAACGTTTCTTTTGCGAATGCCACTTACTATAAAAATATATCCGATTACGAATTAGAAAGGTTAAGAAACCCAAGAACAGAAGATGACAAACAGGTCTTAGAGGCACTACCTAAAGAAGTAAGAAACCAAATCAAAGATAAGAAAACTACTCAAGTAAGGATTCCTCTTGATAAAGATAAAGTTTCTGCAATATTTTACAAGAAGCAGGATTATGAGCCATTCGCTGTTCCAATGGGCTACCCAGTATTGGAAGACATTAACTGGAAAGCTGAATTGAAAAAGATGGACATGGCAATTAGTCGCACAATGCAACAGGCAGTTCTTTTAGTTACGATGGGGACCGACCCAGAAAAGGGAGGAATTAATCAGAAAAATTTAGAAGCCATGCAGAAACTCTTCGAAAACGAATCGGTAGGAAGAGTTCTTATAGCAGACTATACAACTAAGGCTGAATTCGTTATTCCAAACATCGCTTCGATATTGAATCCCGCAAAATACGACATGGTAAATAAAGATATCCAAATTGGATTAAACAATATCTTAGTAAGCGGTGATGAGAAATTCGCTAACGCCCAAATTAAAACACAAGTTTTTGTAGAAAGACTAATGCAGGGAAGACAGGTATTCCTAGAAGAATTCCTAATTCCAGAAATAAAGAAAGTTTCCAAAACGCTAGGATTCAAAAACTATCCAGAACCAAAATTTGAAGACATAGAACTTAAAGATGAAACAACCTACTCTAGAATATATACTAGATTACTCGAACTTGGGGTTTTAACGCCGGAGGAAAGCATAGAGGCTATAAGTAGCGGAAGACTACCTACAGTGGAAGAGTCGAAAGAAGCTCAAGAAAGATACAGGGACTTAAGAGACGATGGCTTATATGAGCCAGTGCTTGGAGGACCGTTCTCCAATCAGAAGGCGGCGAAAATTGCTCAAAAAAATAATCAACAAACTAATAATGTCCCCAAGGAAAATGGTAGACCTGAAGGGACCGGTACCCCGCAAGAGACTAAAAAGATAGTCCCAATTGGCGCTAATGAATTTAAATTTAGCTTGGAAAAGATTAAAGAAAATCTAATAGCCGCTCAAAAACTAGGGGGACAAGTGGAAGCTGCGTTGAGGAAGACCTACAAAAAAAGAAAGCTAGGCCAAGAGCAGAAATCAGTAGCTTCTCAAATTTCAGAGTTGATTATAGCTAATGAAAAACCATCCGAATGGAGCTCTAAGATTAATGAGTATCTCAAATCTCCGGTAGATAAAAATCTAGAAAGAATAGATAAAATTAAAAATATATCTTATGATCACCAAGTAGATACCTACCTAGCTAGTATTTTATATAACAGTATAACATCATGAGTGAAGGAACACAAGACATAACAGAGTATAACGACGGACCGGGTGTAGACATAGAGCTTCCAGAAATACCCATACCGACAGCGGCAGAAGAAGTAAAAAAGATTATTAAAGATGAAGTAGAGGTCGCCTTTAAGTTTGCTTTCATTGGGGCGGGCCAAGGAGGATCCAGAATAGCTGAGACTTTCAGTAAATTTGGTTATCGAAAAATAGCAGCCCTTAATACGGCAGAGCAAGACCTTAATACCATTAAGCTCGACAACAAACTCTGTATTGGAGATGGCGGAGCAGGCAAGGACCCAGACAAAGCCGCTGAGATTTACAAAAACAAAGAAGAGGATGTCTTAGACTTCATGAGATATTCCTTTGGGGACGAGTTTGATAGAATTTTTGTTTGCGCTGGTAGCGGAGGCGGCACCGGCGCTGGATGTGTGGTTCCATTAGTTAACACTTCTATAGAATTGCAAAAATCATTAGGCATAGAGCCTAAGGTTGGTGTTATTTTAGCTTTACCTAAAGCTTCAGAAGGCAAGAGGGTAAATGCTAACGCTTACAAGACTTTGGAAAAGGTTTACGACCTTGTCGAAGACGGGATAGTATCTCCTCTAATTATTGTCGACAATGAAAGAATCAGTAAACTGTATCCCGGTTTAGTAGTCTCTAACTTTTGGCAAACAGCTAATGGTAGCATGGCTGGACTATTCCATTTATTTAACCTTACTGCTGCAAGAGATAGTACCTATACAGCTTTTGACTCTAAAGACTTTAAGACTGTCTTAGATAATGGGTTAATGGTTTTTGGCGCTGCACCCGTTAAAGACTGGAGTGACTCCATAAGTATTTCTAGAGCTGTGAGAGATAATCTAAAAGGAAATATTCTTTCAGGTGGAATAGATTTATCCACGGGAGATTGCGCTGGTGTGATTATAGTCGGAGGAAAAGAGGCTCTCGACAATATTCCTCAGAAAAGCTTGGATCAAGCCTATGATCAGCTTTCCAGGATTCTCAAAAAGAATAGCACTGTTCATAGAGGCATATACAGTGGAGATAAAGAGGGGCTTACGGTCTACAGCACGATTGGCGGATTAGCTAGGCCAGTAGAGAAACTCAAGGAGTTAAATAAGCTTGGAGATTTATCTTAAATTTGAGTGTAATAATTTCTTAGCGTGTTGCTAAAGTTGGAAATAGAGCAGATCGAAGGGATGGTATTTCCTGAAGACACTGACGACAACGAGCTTTTCGTCAAAAGCTCTGGGCAGATTATCGAATATCTAAAAGGTAAAGTCTCCTCCCATAACAAGTTGTACCCCGAAGTCTGCACTAATATAAGCCAACTCAAAGAAGTCTTTTCTAACGCTACTGTTGATGAAAGTACGGAAAACGTCATCACCCAAGCTATCGCTTATGTAAATGAGTATCTGAAAATAAAGAGGAATAAAAATTTTGAGAAAGGGTTGTACGATGCGCAATTAAATCTAATAATTAGTGATAACCAAATTACGGCCACCCATAAAGAACTAGAAGACACAGGACTGTTGGATATTCAAGTCAATTCTTTAGATAATCTGTACATAGAAAATTACGAAAAAAATAGTCTTTTAGAATGGTTTAATGTGTAATCAGCAACAGGAGTAAAATAAAATGGCAGAAATAAATGAGGTTTATAGAATTTACGTAGGGGCGGGTTGGAAAGACGTAAATGTCACTAGCGCTTCTGGAGATGTGATAAACTTTACCATTAGTGAGGTTGAAAATATTTCGGGAACCGAGGTAGACGAGACAGGCTCTGTTGATTTGTCCGCCGTGGAAAATGATAAACTTTACGATAAAGATGGCGTCACAGCCACAGAAGAAGCTCCAGAATAGCGACTTATGAAAAAATCTAAATATAAAACAATTTTTAGCTCAGAGATTA